TTAGTAGTTTTCCATGATATCAGCTATGTTGGATTTCATTTTCTTTGTAATGTGGGTATAAATTTGTACAGTAGTTTTTGCATCAGCATGTCCAACACGATCCATGATTGCTTTTAGTGGTACGTTATTTTCAGCAAGACGACTGACTAAAGTATGACGGAAAATGTGGCTAGTGATATTTTTATTGATTGGTTGTTCAAGCCGCTCGTTTGCTTTTTTCAATGCTAAATTAAAAGAATTTATTTGGATAGGAACACCGTTCCTAGTTGTGAAGATGTAGCCCATATCCCTATACCGTGGGTTGGTATTCTTTTCTAGCTCATTTATGAATTCTAACTCTTGAATGATTTCCATTTCGCGTTTGGTCATAATGGTTTCACGATAGGACGCAAGGGTTTTTGGAGAGGTCTTTTCTCCATTTATGTAACCATTAGTACGATCATAAGTTCCGTGCAACTGTAGAGTTTTGTTTTTAAAATCAATATTATCCGGCTCTATGCTAATAGCTTCACCAATACGGCATCCGTTAAGACTCATAAATTCTGATAGTAATCCCAAGCGGCGAGTGCTAGGTCTTCTAAATAATTCTTTTAACAACCGCTTGATTTCTTCTTCTTCAAGATATTTTTCTTCAAACTTTTTCCAATCATTAAGTGTTTTCTTGATTTTTGGCAGTTTAGCGCGTCTTGCAGGATTATCCTTGATGATATCTAGACTAACAGCATAATCAAAGATAAGATTAAGCATAGACTTGTTTCGCTCTTTTTTGTTTCTAGAGCAATCGAGATTATCCAGATAATTTTGGACATATCTAGGGTCGATATTAACTACAGGTATATTGATCCCAAATTCTGCTCTAATCTCTCGAATATTGCCTTTTAAAGTGACAATAGACGATCTTTTAATTTCCTGTTGGTAAAATATCCACCACTCATCGATTAGATTTGTAAACAGCATGTCAGAGGTTTGCAACTTTCTTACGATATCAGCTATCTTAGCCTCTAATATTCTTTGAGCTTCTTTTCTAATTCGAGGAGTATCTTTTTCCATCAGTACTGATGTACGTTTCCATTTATTAGTATATGGATCTTTATATCTTTCTACAAAATTTACTTTTCCACTTTTGTGTTTTTCTGACCACATTGATTTTTGCCTCATTTTTTGTTAAAATAGGTACAGTAAAGAGCCTACTTAAAGCAGGTTTTTACTATACTAGATTCGCCTCACGCTCGCACCGACCAAAGTTGAGCGTGGGGCTTTTTTTGTTTCATTAAACGATGATATTTCCATATTCATCAGTTTGTTTCCCGAGAGCCATCAAAGCTTCAATAAGGCCGATAATTCCAGGGATAAAGGTGATGCTAAAAATAATATATAAAAAACCTTGGCCTATTTTTCCTGCGTAAAATTTATGCGCTCCAATACCGCCCAAAAAGAACGCTAATAAAATATAAACTACTTTGTTAACTCTTCTTTCCATTTTGTTTCTCCTAACAGCTTTTTATGTGGATCAGGCATTGCACATTATTATTTAAATTAATTTTTTAAACTCTGTCTGAATCATTTCTTGTCCCCAGACAGTGGAAATCTTGTAATGATTCGCAAATTTTAACCAGTCAAAGCTATAAATATCATGATTAGCGAGATAGTCTTTCAACAACTCTCTAATCATGTACTTATCTGCTTCATTTTCGTATTGTAATAACAAACGTTTATAGATATATGGATTATGATTGTTAGTCATGTGTCCTAGTTCGTGCAATATTACTTTGTTTCTATCTATTTCAGATAATTTATTATTGACATATATAGTCCGCGCATCAGGAAAGTAAAAACCATCGCGTCCCCATATGTCCCCATCGAAAACAAACAGGGAAACATTGTATTCCGATAATAACTCATTTATCTTCATTCCCCGTCACTCCTAATGAAAGTTTTATAATTTGTTCTATTTTACTAACATCATCATCTGATAGCGGCTTACCATCGAACATTACAATACGTTCTCTTAAGTTAGATAGGTCAATAGAATTATCGTTTGATAATTTCGGTTTTACACCAATAATTTTTTCTGGTGTTGTACCCAATGCTTGAGCAAAAACATTCGCTCTGTCTAATGGAAACTTCCTTGTTTTGTTGAAATAAAGAGATACTCCTGATTTTGACATGCCAACTTTTCTAGATAGCTCACTAATAGAAATATTCTTTTCTTTTCTGATAGAATCCATTAAATCAATTATTTCATCGTTTGAATGCATTTTATTGCCTTTCTTCTACTTAATAAACAAATTATACCACCGTTCTCTAAAAAGCACAAGTGTTCTTTCAAAAAAACTTTTTTTATTTTTTTGACAAAAAGTGTTGACAAAAGAGAACGGAGTGATATACTAAAGTTGTTCCTAAAAGAGAACGATATTTTAATAAAAAGAACAAAATGAAAGGAGTAGATATGGCAGTTGACTATTTACGAGTAAAAGCTGAACGAGTTGCTAAAGGCTACACGCAAGATTACATGGCTTCTCAGTTGGGATGGTCTGATCGTGCAAGATACGCTAAGCGTGAAAACGGAATTGTATCTTTTGATGCAGATGAATTAGCTAGAGTAGCAGAGATTCTTGGAATTTCAAAAGATAATATCGGTATTTTTTTTACCTACAACGTTCACTAAAGAGAACAAAAAGGCGTCTATTCCTGTACGAGTTGTTGAAAGACAACAATATTTTGCCACTAATTGAGCAGGAAGACATTGCCTAGAAAGGACACATATGACTAAAGCAGAACGAATTAGACGTTTCTACTATGAGAATCCAAATTCAAAATTAGCAGATTCGTATCAAGCACTTAAAGAATATGACATTTCTGAAAGTCATATCAAAGTGACATTGAGTAGAGATAGAAAAAATGGTGTATGTGACACCAATTATGACTATACTCAATATTTTGAATCGACTAAAGCAAAAGAAGAACTCACAGAATGGAAACGAGATGTTCGGAAAGATTTAGTCGAACAATTGCTACAAGCAAATGCAAATGAAACTGATAGTAATCAAATTCGATTGAATGCGAAAACAATTAATCAGTTGTTAGTTGAAATATAAAGAAAGGAAACATATGAGACCAAAACAATATCCGTATAGCGGAAATAAAAAAGAATCTATTGCGGTAACAATAGATTCCAAAACGCTAGCCGAGAAACTAGAGATTACTGACCAATCGAATATTTCCCAAGCGAAACACCGATTATTTGGTCTGTAAACAAGTAGACAAACGGCATTTTGAATTCTTGATGTGAAGATGAAATCAAGGTCACATCAACTAAGACAATCACATCAGAATCAGATGAAGTTTGTTCAGTATCTGAAATTTGATGTAATTTGTCACTGATTGCATAAACTGTGTGATACTTTTCGTTTTTTTCTTTTGGTATAAAATTTCCGACATAAGTACCAGCTGCAGTTGAAATTATAATTTGCTTGTCTGCATCCTCAGTCAACATATACATCAGACCTAGAAGGTCTTGTTTAACATTTTTATCCATAGCGTTATCCTCCTTTCCATAATTTTTTGAATACAACGGTGAGAGGTCATATTCAAATAAATTATATCAGAAAGGAACGAAAGACACAACATATTGTTATGTAAATAAAATTTGAGCACAATATGTTGATTTTGGGAGAAATATTATGTGGGAAAAAATCAATAAAATAATGCTTGAGAGAAATCTCAATATGAATAAATTAGCAAAACTAACAGGGATTAATAAAAGCCACTTTAGTGATTTAAAAAGTGGGAGGATAAAAAACTTGTCTTGGACTAATATGGTCAAGTTATCTACAGGACTAGGTATCAGCTTAGACGAATTTAGATAACAACAAAAAAACCACTGCGGGAACAGTGACTTACGAAAATATCTAACAAAATTATAACACAGAAAGGGATGAATTGCTATGCCAAAAGCTGAATTAATCTACAGACCTGCCAAGCAGTCGGAAAAAGCCGACTATGGCGATTATGTGCATCTTTGCCAAATCTGGGAGGGATTAACCGTCGGAACGGCAAAGGTCTGGGCAGCAGAAATGAGAAATCATCCAGATTTTAAACAATTTATCAATAATCCAACGCATAGAATTGTATTCATCAATTACGAGGGATTTAAGTTGTTTGTTACTTGGAAGTCTAGAAATAGATATAGACCCAAGAAGGAAACATTAGCCGAAATGATAGAAAATATCAAACGTGAAAAACAGTTAGGAGTATAACATAATGAAGAAATTATTTAAAAAATTATTTGTAAAGAAAAATCAGGTTATAGAAACACGTCAAAAATGGACAATCGAAACACATGGCTGGGAAGCTAATGCACGACGTTACGACAATATGATTGAACATAATAATAGAGGGCGTACATGTTAAAAGAAGTATTACTAGAAATTGAATTCTTACGTGATGAAAATAGACGACTAACTAATGAGTTGCTGGAGGTATTAAATGAATAACGATTGGAAAAAAAGATACATTAACAATCAAATAGACTTTTTCAATGACATCAAGACATGTGTCAAAGAAAGATGGCCAAATATGAAGGGGAATGATGTCGATAAAATTTCGATAGCGATTTACAGAAATTGGCCCGTAAGTGACATCAATAGCACACTAGAAGTGATAGAAACGGATTTGGAAAAATTATGAAATGTTATGTCAATAAACAAAAAAAACTAGCAATAGACATGAATTATAAAGATAAATTCGGAAAATTTAGTTCTGACTCTATCCAGATTTTAGAAGGTAAATTAACTGATTCTATTCAAATTGATGTCGAAAATGCTATGAAAGAAATTATCGATAAGTATAGTCAATTGTTTGATACGCCTATAATCGATGATTTATTCACAGAAAAAGAAAAACAATTAAAGCAATCTTATGATGTCGAAACTACATTGACAGAAATGTTCGAGGTGGAATATGAAGATAACTAAAGCGACAGAGATTACAAAGACTCATAATTGGCGCATATTAATCTATGGCAAACCTGGAAACGGGAAAACTTACTTAATTAATTATTTAAAAGGAAAGACACTGATTTTAGACATGGACCATTCGTCTAAAACGATTGCCGGAAACGAAAACATTGATATTATCCAATTTGACAGGACGCACCCTAGCGACTTTATGACTGAATTCTTGACAGAATTACCAGAACTTATCAAAGAATATGACAATTTAGTCATTGATAATATCACAAGTTGGCAATCAGACTGGTTTATCGAACAAGGTCGCAAGTCTAAAAATGGAATCACAAACGAATTGCAACAATACAACATGTGGACCAATTACTATTTACGAGTATTGACTACCATTTACAGCCAACCTATTAATATTTTTGTGACTGCTTGGGAATCAACGCAAGATTTAACGCTCGAGAGCGGACAAATGATTACACAATACGTCCCAGATATCCGCAAACAAGTCCTAAGCCAAACGCTAGGTTTAACCGATGTTGTCGGACGTATTCAAGTAAATCCAAAAACTGGTGGACACGGGATCCTTTTGGAAGGAAGCGATGGACTGTGCGCAAAAAATAGGCTTGATAATAGGACCGTTTGTAAGGCGGAAGAGTTGTTTAATTTCGAAGGGAGTGATGCGTAACGGTATACCATTTACACGAATATCAAACAGAACTTATAAATGAGGCAAGAAGACATATTTTAAAGCATAATGTGATGATTGTTAGTCCACCTGGAAGTGGTAAGTCAGTAGTCATTTCTGATATTGCTAAGTCAGCGACTCAAAAAAACGGATACGTTTTATTCTTGGTCCATCGCAAAGAATTAATTGACCAAATCACTAATAGTTTTAAATTCCATGGAATTGACATGAATAAAGTGGATTTAATGACAGTTGGTAAAGCTAAAAACCGCTTGGATAAATTAACAAAACCAACCTTAATTATCACAGATGAGGGTCATCATGGGAAAGCTAGTACCTACCAAATGATCTATGAATACTTTTCAGACGTGCCGAGGATTGGTTTTACTGCTACACCTTGGCGTCTATCAGGCGACGGTTTTACAGACACTTACGATGTTATGGTTCTTGGTAAAACGGTCGAGTGGCTTATCAATAATAATAAACTTGCACCATATGATTATTATAGTGTTCTATCAATTGATACTGCGAAATTAAAAGTACAAAACGGAGATTACTCCAATAAATCGATTGACGAATCATTTGGTAAAAAGATTTTTGGTGATGTAGTTCAAGAATATATAAAAAAAGCGAACGGTCAGAAAGCTATTTTATACGCTCACTCGGTAGAAGCATCGCAGGCATTTGCTAAAGAATTCCAATCTATGGGAATTAATGCAATACACGCAGATGCAAAAACGCCTAAAGCCAAACGGGATAAAAGCATGAAAGATTTCCGTGACGGTAAAATACAAGTTATCTGTAACGTTGATTTGATATCAGAAGGTTTCGATGTCCCAGATTGTACAGTAACTATTCTTTGTAGACCTACAAAATCATTAGTATTATTTTTACAACAATCTATGCGGTCGATGAGATATCAACCTAATAAAAAAGCTATCATTTTAGATCACGTAGGAAACTGGAATATTCACGGCTTACCTGACACACCGCATCATTGGGAGAATTATTTCCGAGGAGGGTGGAAGAAGAAGTCGAATAAAACTAACACGGTACACGCAAAAGAATGTCCTGTGTGTTCAGCTTTGTGGCCACTTAGTCAACAGCTCTGTGAATTATGCAATCATGATTTTGGATTGAAAGAAAAACAAGAGAAAGAACGCATAGAGGCAGAACTTGAACTCATAAAACGTGAGCGGTTTAGAATCAAACAACTTGCTAATAAGAAGTTTGGTAAAGATTTAAAAACAAACTGGGAAATTGCCCAAGCTAGAGTTAAAGACGCTGGCAAAGGAAAACCATTATATAAACTTATCTATTTCTACTTAAAAACTGATTGGGTAGAAACAAACGTTAATGAACTTGCCGAAGTAACAGGCAAGTCAGAAAAAGAAATATATAGCGCCTACAATTGGCTAAAAAAGAAATTAAGAGGATAAAAACATGGCAGGATTTACAACAGATTTTTCAGAAGTTAAAGAACACGCAGAATTCAAAGAACAACCATACGAAATGATTGTCTATGATGCATATGAAGCAGTAAATGACCGTAACGGCAAAAAACGTGTTGTTATTGACTATGTTGTTCGAAACGATATCAAGCAAGAAATGCAAAACTACCACTTATGGGATGAGCAATATCCCAACTCACAAACTGGGAAGTATCATATCGGCATCTTAATGGGTAAAGCAAAAGCACTTGGTATCAAAGAGGGGCAACACTACGATAGTTTTGAAGCGTTTTTAAACGACTTCAAAGGACGCACTGCAAAAGTAACCGTTAAACTTGACGAATATAACGGAAATAAATACCCGAAAGTTCGTTACGCAAATCAAAGCGATGTGCCTGACAGCCACCACATATGGAAAGAAAAAACAACTGGATTTACACAAGCTGAGATTGAAGAAGACGATTTACCGTTCTAATTTAGACTGGGGGATAAATGACATCAAATGAATTTATTGAAGCTTTATCAAAATTGACCACCGAAACCGATTGGGGAGCCCCAATCTTCGGCGAGTCAGTGCTTAAAGCTGAATTACGAAAACACTTATTTAAAATTGTCCCAATTGATCACAATGGGTATATCCACAAACTGTTTTATTCAGAAATGGTTAAAGATGAAGATGTCATGTATTTTGTGTCAGATGGACGAAAAACTTATCGCTTTTTATTTGGAGATACAATTCTAAAGACTGATAAACAAGGCAATGAATATCTCACATACTCCGTTGAAAATAATTTTCCGCCATTTGCAAAACTAGTTATCGACTACATTCTAGGTGCTTACACGTTTTTTGAGAATAAACTTTATGACATTCGATATAAGCAATTTAAATTGATTGATGATTTTACACTTCAGACTAAGTATGGTTTCAAAGACTCTGGTCACATTTTAGAGATACTACAAGGTATCCACAAAACATTAAACATCCAACCAATCAATTATATTGAACCATATCAGATTGCTTGCAAGGATTTCATAATCGACCTTGAAAATTCTGAAATCATTAACCAACCGCCTTTGCAAAACGTATCTTATTTTAAGTATTACGAAGTAGACTACAAAACAGCAATAAACAGTAAGTCTATTGCAGAAAAATATCTTGAGTACGTTATTGCAGATAGCAATTCGTTAAACAATGCAATACTACAATCTTATTTTATCGCCCAAGTAGCGTGTGGTGTTAGACCTAAAACCAACTTCTTCATCTCAAAATCTGGAGTAAGGACTGGTAAAGGGTTAAGGCATATAGCTTTATCTGGTCTATTCAATAAGATTGATGTTGAGCTAGATACATTAAAAAGTAATGGATTTGAAGCGTTACAGGCGTGGGCGATGTTCTCGGGTGGAGAAATGGCTCTAGCGACGGAACAGGGAGATATTCAAGGCAATGCAATGGAGCGTGTACTTAAAATTATTGCAACAGAGAAAACACACGTTGCACGAGCAATTGGGCAAAATCAGTCAATGGTTAATTTAACGAGTGTTCTGTGTATTGACACAAACCGTACTGTTGCGCTGTCGGATGAAATGAATGGACGAAAGGTTTTAATTCAGTTTAAAGATAGACCAAAAACTGAAACTGATTATGAAAGAGAGAGCGTATTCAGGAAATATTGGCTAGCATTTACTGATCGTGATAAAAATCCAAAAATCGATGGTTGTATCGGTTTTCTGTTAAACTCACTCGAGCGTTTCCAAAAAATTGGTAAATGGTATCAATGGAAAGATGTTGAAGTATTTAATGATATCGATTTAGACGAATTTCAAGTTGCTTTAATAAATGCATTACAAGAAGTTGATTTTGTACAGCGAACTGATAACAAAGAAGTTATTGACTTATCATTACAAGTTTACGGAAAAAGCAATCATGCATTAAGTAAAGCCATATCTGAAATTGGTGTACGTAGCAGGTCGAAGAAAGTTAACGGGAAAACAGTCAGAGGGTATGAAATCGAAAATAAAACACGTTTTGATAAATATATCCTTTAAAAAGGTAACGCATGGTCACGCAGAGTTACGCAAAATTTTCCATGTTGCGTAACCCACTCAATCCCTTTAGTACCAACCGATTTCAGCCTTTATTCAAGAAAGGTTACGCAGTAACAAACAATAAGTCTAATTAATGATTTATTAATTATTTATTTATATATAGGGGTAGGGTAGGGTGATTTTGCGTTACTGCGTAACCATCCTTCTCTAATGCTCTATATATCAACGTTTTAGAGGTTACGTAGTAAAAAAGGAGGTGCGTTACCTTATGTACCACACAACAGCACTTTCATTCTTAAAAAAAGGATATCAGGTTATACCGCTTAGAAAAGATACTGGAACGCCAATGATTAAGTTTAAAGATATCCAAATAACGGAAGAAGTGATCAAAAATACAAACTGGTTTAATTGTGATTATGCTTTATTAATGCGTGGCATTTGGTGTATTGATATTGATACTCATGACATGGACGAGAAGTTAGCTAAAGAGTTATACATAATGATAAAAAAGATGGGGATTGATTTATTATCTGTATTATCGACTGATAAGTATGACAATGGACTAGATGGTTATTCGTCAATTATTAGGCATGAGTATAAAAACGAATTAATCAGTAATTTTAAAAATACATTCGCAGAATTAACTGCAAGTGGTGGTATGCACATACTCTTTAAAAAACGCGATGATATTAATTACACGCAAAAAATAGGAGTAATGCCTGGTGTTGACATAAAAGCGAATGATAATAATTTTGTCAAAATATTCCCATCTGACGGACGTGAAGTTTTACAAGCAGTTAAAACATTACCTTATTATGATGGAAAATTTGAAGAGGAAGTATTTAAACCAAAACAAGAAGGTATAACAACCTATTTTGGATGTTCTGTCACATATACATCAAACGGAAGTCACGAAGGCCGAGAGGCTTATGAACGTGTAGCAACTGGAACATCATATAACAGGAATGATGATTTGTTTAAAGGAGCGTGTTGGGCGTTTGAAAATGGTATCGATATTGATGATTTAACATCAATTATTGGGACGGTTAAAGGCAGAGACGTATTTACGAGAGAGGAGTTTGAATTAACAATTGAATCAGCGAAACGAAAAGTCAGCTACGTCACTATCAGAACATGATATCCAAAACCTTATCCGAATGGAATTATCACAAGCGGGGTATATGGTATTTCGAGCAAATGTCGGAAAGGTGAAAACAGCAGATGGTAGATTTTTTGATACAGGTTTACCAAAAGGTTTTTGTGATTTGTTTGGATTCAAACCAAACGGACAAATATTTTTTATCGAAGTTAAAAATGAAACAGGTCGGATAAGACCAGAACAGAAAAACTTTATGGAGGTTATGGCATCGAAAGGGGCGTTAGCCGGAGTGGCGCGTTCGGTGGAAGATGCTTTGAAAATAGTAAATGGATATCATTAATAAATTTAAAAAGTTAGAGCATTACAAGGAAGTTAAGCGATTGATGTACGCAGCAATGACCTTTTGAGGAGGTATAGCATGGCAGATAAAATAAACGCAGAGAGTATGCAAGCTGCATACAACGAAAATTATCAAATGTTTTTAGCTAAAAATGCGGATTATGGAAATTCGTTCGAAAAGTCTTTGGATGACTTCGGATTTATCGCTGGTGTCGTCCGTATAAGCGATAAATACAACAGGTTATATAATCTTATAAACAGTGACAAAAACGTCTCAGAAAGCCTGTCAGACACGTTAAACGACATGGCTAATTATTGCACAATGTTGTCAATCTGGCTAGAGAAAACGGAGAATGCAAATGACACACGTAGTTAGGGTTTACGATCACATTGGTGGACGAGTGTTGCCTATTACTAGAAGGGTTAGAAGGATGACAAAATATATTGAAATTAAAGATGATTGGAAAAAAGCAGTAGACCATTTAAATGATTTTATCGAAAAGTATAGCTATAAGAAGATTGTTGTCGTTGGGTATCAGGTTGTTAGAAACCCCGAGACAAACGGAACATGTACTCATGTGTTAGTTAAAGTGGATTGATGAAAAAAATATCAAATTCGAGGTAACAGAATGACAAAAGAAGAAGTAATTGCATTTCTGACAGAACAGCGTGATTTGCGGCTTGTTGCATATGAGTGGGGAAAAGACAATCTGTCCGTTTTTGCGAGATGGCAATTAGAACAAGCAAATATGTATTTAGATATCATTGAGTGGATAGAGGAGGTGACGGAATGACTGAACAACAGATGATTGATTGCTTGCTTTATGAGTTAGCAAAAAAAGACAAATTGAACATTAGACGAAACAATATCATAACGTTTTTATCGATTGTGCTGATGGCTATATCTATTTTAAACGTCGCACTGCAAGACCACTACAAGCTACAAATTACAGGATTACGGACACAGCTAAGCAGAACACAAAAGCAACTTAAACGTGCTAGCGAGCAAAATCAGAGACAGACTAAGCGGATTGCGGAACTTACAGGAAATGGGGGATAGGGTATGATTGACGAAATTTTAAAAAGACTTAATAAAGAATTTGACAATGATCTGGATAATTACGAACAAGAAAGATACGCTGGTTACATGGACGCAATAGGTGTAGCAATTGAAATTGTTGAAGAAGTTAAGCGAGGTAGAAAATGAATATTGAAGAAGCGAAGAAATTGATAGACAAACAGTCTATTGGTAAAGGTGGTGTCGGCGACATTCCAGTAGTGAAAACACATATTGTAAAAGTATTACTCGACCAACTCGACAAACCAAAACTAGAAGTACCACAAATGATAGCTGATGTTATTGAAAGCTTTGACGAAGATGTGAATTATTTGCACGAACATATGAGTTATCAGTCTGATGAAGTTAGAGAGTGGCTAACTCACAATGAACGTGAGTTTTATGAAGCTTGGCTAGCTTATCCAAATATCACAGTCGAAAAAGAAAATCTGTATACTGTTGAGATACCTAATCCGAATGAAAGACAGTTAAGTTTTGTGCTGATGAGACAGCTTAGCGGAAATGTAAGTATCAAAGTTATGCATAGAGATAACTTAGACTTACTAAAGATAGATAACAATTTACAACTCACAGAATCCGAAATCCGCAAAGATTTTGACTGGGCTTGGCAGTTTAGAAAAGATGTAGAAAATGAATGAAAGAGAGTTAAATAAAAATTATGAATTATGATAAAAATAAAAATGATGCTAAAAAGAACTTTATTATAGCTTTAGTTCTATTGCCGTTCGGCTTAGTATTATCTGGATTTGTTATTAAATACGGTTGGAATAACATTTTATCAACAATTGATGGCGTACCATCTATCAATTTACCGCAAGCTGTAGGAATCAATGTGTTAATTAGTCCTTTTGCTTCTAAAAAAAATACAGATGAAGATTTTGCTACAGTGATTGCAAGAGCGTTTATTTCTCCGCTAGTCGTATTGTTATTGCTTTGGATAGTGACTTTGTTTATGTAATATCTTGAGGTAACAGAATGAATGAAGAATTAGGAGTGTTGGTAAATCCCAAACGTGCGTATTATGTAGGAAATAATCGGGACGGATTACCAGTATACACAGTCAACACCGAATATGCACACAAATGCACACGCAAAGAAGCAGAACAGTTTCCGCAGTTTAGATGGGTGAGTTTGGAGGAGTTGAGATGACATATTTAAAAAAATTATTTGAAGCCGTTAAATTTCTCAACTCTATGGAAAAACAGAACAAAAAAATAATGATTACTTTCCATAATAAAAAAGTTCATTTTTACGAGTTAGAAGAAATTACAGAGTCTTCGAGTGGTACTGTTGAAGCTAAAGCGAAAATGCTTAGTTTATGGGGAAAGATTAAATTATGAAAGAAAAAACAATTTTTATATCAAAAAAATATGCAAATGACTTTAACAATGACAAATATAATTTGTCCTCTGGCTATTATTTTAGAAGTGGTGAAAAACATGATATTGCTATTGTTAAATATGGTGAAAAAGATTATTTAAAAAATACTGATTTAGCATATGTTGTATGCGATAAGATCGTTGACGCAGACTCTATAAGCTTCGTTTATCATGGTGAATATGAAACTTGGCATTTTAAACTATTAAACACAGAAGCAAATTAAAGTCCCACGCAAGCGCCTAAGAGCCTGCAATGGCTCTGTGGGTCTACGAGCTGGAATACTCGTTAAACTTACCCTGGAAGCTTTCTGTAAGTATTCAGCTGCGTAGCGTGGAATAATCGTTACGTAGTTATAGAGCGAAATTTTTAGAAAGGGAAATATCCTCCGACATTTTTTTCATAAAAATCTAAAGTCTGTTATCGCTCACAGATGATTATACAAGCGTAATGCTGCAAATAAAGTGCTGACGCAAAACTAAAAATTTAATACTCGACAATTTAACAACAAAAATAAGTCAGCAGAGAAAAGAAAGGAGAACAATAAAAAAGCCAGCTCACGTAAGCCAGCTCCAATATATTTGTCTACTAATATTATATCATAAGGAGTAGCTTGATGGGTCGTAATCAGACAAAAGCTGACATTTTATTAAACGAATTAAGAATAATCCCAAAACTTATTAAAGAGCTTGAACGTGATAAGATTGCGAGCAACTCGCTGCTGTCAAGTCCTCAGTGGTCAGACATGCGAACGAACGGAGGGATTAGACAATCACAAGAAGATAAAAACGTCAGCTTGATTAGTAAATGTGAGTATTACAACGGACAAATACAGACACTAGATAAACGGAAAGGCGAGATTGTCGAATTAATTATGCGTATACCTGACATGCTGCAACGTCATGTGTTAATTACTACATTTGTAAATTGTCAGACGTATGACGAAGCAATCGATAGATTGGAGATGAATCGCAATAATTACTATATGCTTAAGCGGAAAGGTGTAGAAAGTCTGAATTTGATACTAAATAATACTGGATAATACTATATCAGTATTAGAAATGACTGAATAATACTCACAAATACTAATTGATGTCATATAATAGTATTATCAAAATAGCAAGAAGAGATAATCATTTACCAACTGACTATTTATTTAGTCGTCAACTTTAACTACTATCAAACTTGTTATTTTATGTATGTGGGGCGTGCAGGTTCGAATCCTGCCGTCTCAGTAGTGGTTATTTCAGCCACTAGAGCAATACAGCGGGCGTGGGACATGGAGCGGAGTTATAACCGTTTTTGTGTAGACCTTATGGTATTAATCACGTTCGATTCGTGATGGGTCTATAGGCTTACTTTAAAAATAAGCACTGGTATCTCTACGGGGACCTTTGCGCAAAGTAAGACTAAACCGTTGGGACATGAACCGTGATTGGAAAACGGTAGAGGTAGCGCCTTGATGATTGGATTGTCGACGGTCTGATTATATGTGTCGGTTCGATTCCGACTGTTCCTGTGAAAAGCTCTAAGAAGCCTACGGGCCTTAGGAGCGATGAAGTTAGAGAATTGCATATCGCTCTAACTCAATATGCACTAGTCATCACACCGTGGTGGCTTTTTATTACAATTGTAAGAGGGGATGTTGCAAACTGCGTGCAGATAAAAAAGGTACCCACCGGGTCGCGTTCGAAAAAAATAAACGCCGGCTACTAAAAACCGCCCACCTATGCGGTATCTGTGGCCGGCCAGTAGATAAGTCATTGAAGTATCCACATCCGCTAAGTGCAGCAATTGATCATATTGTTCCTATTGCAAAAGGTGGTCATCCGTCATCAATAGATAACTTACAGTTAACACATTGGCAATGTAATAGGCAAAAGTCTGACAAGTTATTTATCAATCAGACAGCCGTACGGGCTACTGTTGTAGGAAATAGAAACTTACCTCAAAGCCGAGACTGGTCGTCCTACGCATCTAAAGAATAAATATGATGATTTATATTAAGAAGACTTAAAATCGATTAGAATTGATTTTAAGGGGCATATAGACCCTATCGGCTATGTGGCCGAGCTTCACGCCGTCACTGTACATTTTTTCTCGCGTTAGGATTTAGAATTTTTTAAGGTTAGATTATATTGAAAAAGAAATGTTTAATTTGTAAAAAGACTTTCCAAGCTAAAACTAACAGAAGTTTATATTGTTCAGAAGAATGCCGCAAAAAGGGCATTCGTGAGAAACAACGTAAATTGATGCAGCAAAAACGGGCTGAACAGAGGAAAGAAAAAAAGAAAGTTCTAAATACTAACGCAGATGTGACAGAAAAGCCTAAAAAAATACGTAATTTGGTACAACACTATAAAAAACTAAAGAGGGAAATTTTAGACAATGAGTCTGAATTTGGTTTTACAGGAATCGCGCTTGTTGAGGGTATAGATATTCACGAAGAAAACTTTGTAGATTTAGTTATGCAAAAAATAAAGGAGCAACAATGAATTATATGGGTATGGGCTATCTTCGTAGGAAGTTAGCTCTTTTTAAGACTGGTGTAGATAAAAGATATCGCTATTATGCTATGGACGACAGAGACAATACGAGAAGCATTGTGATGCCTGACAGCGTACGCGAAATGTACAGATCTGTAATCGAATGGACCACAAAAGGAGTTGATAGTCTAGCAGACCGTATTATTTTTAGAGAGTTTGCTAATGATGATTTTAACGCTTGGGAAATATTTAAAGCCAATAACCCGGACATCTTTTTTGATACAGTTATTCAATCAGCGTTAATTGCGTCTTGTTGCTTTGTATATATTATGCCAGGAAATGAAGATAGCCTACCCAAAATGCAAGTTATTGAAGCGAGTAAAGCAACAGGCATTCTTGATCCGACTACATTTTTACTGACGGAAGGTTATGCAGTCTTAGAGTCGGATTCAAATGAGAACCCTACATTAGAAGCTTATTTTACAGGCGAAAAAACCTGGTACTATCCCAAAGATGAGAAACCATATAGCATTGATAACTCGACAGGACACCCTTTGCTTGTCCCTGTAATTCATAGGCCAGATGCTGTACGTCCCTTCGGACGTAGTCGTATAACCCAAGCTGGGATGTATCACCAAAAGGCCGCCAAACGTACTTTAGAGCGTGCGGAAGTTACTGCAGAGTTTTATAGTTTCCCTCAAAAGTATGTCCTCGGAATGGATCCTGATGCAGAACCTATGGAAAAATGGCGTGCTACTGTTTCGACGTTATTAGAGATATCAAAAGATGAAGATGGAGACAAACCAACAGTTGGGCAATTTACAACAGCAAGCATGGCCCCTTTCATGGATCATTTAAAAATGTACGCTTCATTATTCGCGGGCGGCTCTGGACTTACTCTTGATGACCTTGGTTTCCCTTCTGACAATCCATCATCAGTAGAAGCCATTAAAGCAGCGCATGAGAATTTAAGAGCGGCAGGACGCAAAGCTCAACGCTCTTTCTCTTCTGGTTTTTTAAATGTGGCTTATGTTGCGGTTTGCCTAAGAGATGAGTTCCCTTATCTTCGCAATCAGTTCATGGATACTGTAATTAAGTGGGAGCCATTGTTTGAAGCTGACGCGAACATGTTAACTCTTGTCGGTGATGGTGCTATTAAGCTTAATCAAGCTATTCCTGGTTTCATGGATGCAGACGTTATTCGGGACTTAACTGGGGTAAAAGGTTCTGACAATCCAACTCCAAAAGCTACGGAGGTGACAACTGATGGTTGATGATGTCTTACCTAAGCTACTAAAATCTGTTCAACAGGATTTTGAAAAGTATTTTGGCAAAAGTGAGGTCGTTGCTAAGGCTTTTGCAGAATTGCAAGCTAAAAAAGCGACTTATAAGACAGTCAATGAGTTTGCTATTGAAGTCGGACAACTTTTATCTTTGACTCTGACAGGTTCTGTTACCTCTGATAAATTACCAGACGGTAAAATGTATTATAATATTGCTAATCGTCTCGTGAATGATATACTGAGACATAATTATGAGTTAATTTCTGATTATGCAGGAAATGTCCAGCAAAATTTAAATAAACAGGCTAAAATTAGTTTAAAAATTCAACGTCCACCGCTTAATCAAGATAAAATTGACGGGTTAGTCAATCGTTTGTCGAGTGAACCTGTATTTGACGATGTCAAGTGGCTTCTCGATGAGCCAATTGTTAATTTTAGTCAATCTATCGTTGATGATTGTATCAGAGCTAATGCTGATTTTCACGCTAAGGCTGGAATGACACCAACCATTGAGCGTATATCGACGGGTAAGTGTTGTGATTGGTGCGATCGCCTCGCTGGTAAGTATATTTACCACGAAGAACCAAAAGATTTTTACAAGAGGCATCAACATTGTCAGTGTGTTATCGACTATCATCCTAAAAACGGCAAGCGTCAGAATTCATGGTCGAAAAAGTGGACAAAAGAAACTACTGATATACTAGAACGACGCAAACAGATGAATATTGACATCAGAGACAATAACCGTAAGTCTGATATCAAAGAATATAAGGAAATAGTATCCATTTTAGGTACAAAAGCCCCTATTTCTCTAGCTAAATTCCAAGACTTGAAGTATAATGATGGTATAAGATATGAGCGATTAAAAGACCAAGCACACATCCAAGGAAACTTTAAAAATGGAAGTTGGCTAGATAAGGTAAATCCTGAAAAACAAGCTCGGCATATCAAATCAACCGCTGGAGAAGGTAAGAGTTATTTCTTTGATGATGTGGATACCGATGCTTTATATCAAAAGTATAAACAAACTGGTGAATTAATCAAGAATAGAAGGGGACGGACTCATAAGGAACTTATTGATTTACCAGAAGATATTTCGATAGGTATTGATATTTACTCAGGAAATTTAGTAAATGGCCTGACTATCCATTACGGAAAGACCGGATCGCACATTGTTCCAACTTATCATGAAAGGAGAGAGTAATGGAATTATTGCAGTACAATAATAAGAAAATTTCACTTGTTGACATTGATGATGAGATATGGACTGGAACAGCATACTATTGCGATGCTGATACAAATGAGACTCCCGAGGACGTCTTAGTCGTAAAAAACGAGAGAGGATATACAGAAATTTCTGAATCAGAAATCAAATCAATTGAAATCATTTAATAAGCGCTTAGCTAGTGTTGCAAGTGCTTTTTTTATGCTCGAAACAAGGAGGTGGTTTGTCTCCCAGCGAAAGGGTTATCATGCAGTACGATTGAAAGGAAAAAAGTATGGTTACTAAGACGAAAGCAAAGCTTGGCAATCAGCGACCTACTCAATCGGTAAATTTACATTTTGCTAAAACTCTAGCTCATGAAGCCATCAATTACTACAAAAAAACAGGTCTAAGTTGCTACTTGTGGCAAGAGAATATGCTCATACCTATGATGGCTATCAACGAAGATAACCTGTGGGTGCATCAAAAATACGGCTACGCTATTCCTCGACGAAACGGAAAAACAGAAGTCGTTTACATACTTGAGCTGTGGGCTTTGCATAAAGGATTGAAAATCTTGCATACTGCTCACAGAATTAGCACTTCTCACTCTTCGTTTGAAAAAGTAAAAAAATATCTTGAAATGTCAGGATATGTTGACGGAGAAGATTTTATATCAAATAAAGCCAAAGGGCAGGAGCGTATTGAGTTTAAATCTAGCGGTTCTGTTATCCAGTTTAGGACTAGGACATCAAATGGAGGTCTTGGTGAGGGATTTGACCTGCTAATTATTGATGAGGCGCAAGAATACACATCTGAGCAAGAATCAGCGTTGAAATACACGGTAACTGATAGCGATAACCCAATGACTATTATGTGTGGAACGCCACCGACCATGGTATCTACTGGTACAGTCTTTGAATCTTATCGTAAAGAGTGTTTAAAAGGTGACAGACGCTACTCTGGATGGGCAGAATGGTCTGTTGACGAAATGCAACCAATACATGACGTAAAAAGTTGGTATGTTGCCAACCCGTCAATGGGATATCACTTAAATGAGCGTAAAATTGAAGCTGAATTAGGTGAGGATGAAATTGATCACAATATCCAGCGCTTAGGATATTGGCCGTCATTTAACCAGAAATCAGTTATATCTGAAAAGGAGTGGGCTAAACTAAAAGTTGAGCAAGTACCAGAACTCAAAAGTAAGTTATTTGTTGGGATTAAGTTTGGCCAAGACGGTAACAACGTATCATTGTCAATTGCAGCAAGAGCATCAGAAAATAAAGTATTTGTTGAGGCTATTGACTGTTTATCCATCAGAAATGGAACTCAATGGATTATTAACTTTTTGAAATCGGCTGACATTGCTAAAGTTGTTATTGATGGCGCAAGCGGTCAAGAATTACTTGCTCAAGAGATGAGAGAGCATGGTTTAAAGAAACCAGAATTGCCTAAAGTTGCTGAAATTATCACAGCTAACACGATGTGGGAACAAGGTATCATGCAAGAGACTATCTGCCACAACGACCAGCCATCTTTGACAGCGGTAGTTACAAACTGCGAAAAAAGGCAAATTGGCTCGAATGGTGGTTTTGGGTATAAATCGCTTTATGATGATAGAGACATTAGCTTAATGGACAGTGCATTGCTTGCGCACTGGATTTGTTACACAACGAAGCCAAAAAGAAAGCAAAGAACCAGCTGTTAAAAAACGACATCCGAAAGGGTGTTTTTTTACTGCTAAAAAATCTACCGAACTGCCGGGAAAGCAGGAGAAAGGACGTTAATATGTCAGAATTTAAAGTTATTGAAACACAAGAAGAGTTGGACACGATTGTGAAAGCTCGCATTGCTCGAGAACGTGAGAAGTATCAAGATTACGACCAACTGAAAACTCGTGTTGAGAAACTAGAAACCGAAAACAGCAGCTTACAAACTGCTTTGAATGATGCTAAATCAAACACTGATAGCTATACAGAGAAAATTACTACTTTGGAAAATCAAATCGCTGGTTATGAGACAGCAAATTTACGGACAAAGGTAGCGTTACAGTATGGCTTACCAATCGATTTAGCTAATCGTTTGCAAGGCGATGATGAAGACGGGCTCAAAGTGGATGCAGAACGCTTAGCATCTTTTATCAAGCCGTCTCAACCACAACCGCCAGCAAAATCAAACGAGCCGATTATTACCGACAAAAAAGAAGCAGGTTGGATTGAAATGGCACGTAATTTAGTTAACAAAGGAGAATAAACATGGCAGAATCAATTAAAGCAGGAACATTATTTAAACCAGAACTAGTAACAGAAATCATGAGTAAAGTGAAAGGTCACTCTACGCTTGCGAAATTATCTGGTCAAACACCAATCCCGTTCAACGGAGTAGAACAATTTGTTTTCAACTTGGATGGTAATGCTCAGATTGTTGGTGAAGGTGAGCAAAAATTAGGGAATACCGCAAAGGTCACTTCTAAAATTATTAAACCGCTGAAATTTGTTTATCAGGCACGTATGACTGACGAATTTAAGTATGCCTCAGAAGAAAAACGATTGAATTTCTTAAAACATTATGCTGACGGTTTTGCTAAAAAAATGGCGGAGGCTTTTGATATTGCAGCTATTCATGGTCTTGAACCTCGCACAATGACAGATGCCTCATTCAAAGCTACAAACTCATTTGATGGGGTCGTGACTGGTAATGTCATCAAATACGAAGCAGATAAAATTGACGACAATATTGATGCAGCTGTTACAACGATTGTAGCAAATGGAAATGATGTGACAGGTATCGCTTTGTCACCACAGGCAGGACAAGATATGTCTAAACGAAAAGATAAATTTGATAATGTGATGTATCCTGAATTTCGATTCGGGCAACGTCCAAGCAACTTCTTTAATATGACTTTAGACATCAACAAGACACTTACTATGAAAGGTGGCACAGCTAAAGATGACCATGCTATTGTCGGAGATTTCCAGAATATGTTCAAGTGGGGTTATGCTGAAAATATCCCAATGGAAGTTATCGAGTATGGAGACCCAGATGGCTCTGGACGTGATCTAAAGGCTTATAATGAAATCCTGCTCCGTACAGAAGCATTCATAGGATGGGGAATTTTAGATGAGAAAGCATTCTCTCGCGTTGAGGTACAAGGATGATTTATAGAGATAAAAACACAGGAGCAGTAGTCGTTACTGACTGTGCGCTGTTAGGCGACTGGGAGATTGTTCCTAACACAGTAGATAAGACACAGACAAGTGATGAAAAATCTTGGACCGTTCAAACTCTGAAAGAACATTTGACAGGGCTAGGAATTGAGTATAACTCGTCTGCTACAAAATCTGAGTTATTAGAATTACTCCCTAAATAAGAAAGGGAAGTTTATGACAAATTTTGCGACAACAGATGACGTTATTTTATTATGGCGTCAATTATCCGTTGACGAAATCAAGCGTGCTGAGGCTTTGTTAGAGACTGTCTCTGACACGTTGAGGTTAGAAGCAAGTAAAGTGGGTAAAAATCTAGATGAAATGATTTTGGAAACTCCTTACTTTGCTACTGTATTGAAATCGGTAACTGTAGATATTGTAGCGAGAACGCTGATGACTGCTACACAAGGTGAACCGATGTCGCAAGAAAGTCAATCGGCACTTGGCTACACTTGGTCTGGAACTTATTTGGTTCCAGGAGGTGGTCTTTTTATTAAGGATAGTGAGTTGAAGCGTCTCGGACTAAAAAAACAGCGATATGGAGGAATTGAGCTTTATGGCGAAATTGAAAGGGATAACAGTTACTTTAGTCGACAAGACGATTAGCGGAAAAGACCCTTTCGGGAACCCGATAAAAGTTGATTTTGATATTAAAATTGAGAATGTTCTTGTTGCACCGGCAACTACCGAAGACATCACCAATCAGTTATCTTTGACCGGAAAAAAAGTTGAATATATCTTGGCAATTCCAAAAGGAGATAAGCATGATTGGGAGGATAAAGAGGTCCGCTTTTTTGACAAAAAGTGGCGCACTGTCGGCCTAGCTCTTGAAGGTATTGAAGAGTTTATTCCGCTTGAATGGAATAAGAAAGTTATGGTGGAAAGATATGAGTAAGTTTAAATTCAAGCTCAATAAAGCTGGTGTTGCTGAATTGATGAAATCATCAGAAATGCAGCAGGTATTAACCACTAAGGCCACAGCCATCAGAGAACGTTGTGGTGATGGTTATGCCCAAGATATCCATGTCGGGAAAAATAGGGCTAATGCTATGGTTAGCGCTAAAACCATAAAGGCCAAGAAAGATAACTCAAAAAACAACACATTGTTGAAGGCGGTGCGATGATTGATTGAAGTAATTATCAAAAAATATTTAGACGAGCACTTAGATGTGCCGTCTTTTTTTGAACATCAAAAAGATGAACCTGCACGATTCATCATCTTAGAAAAGACTAGCGGGGCTAAGCAAAATCATTTGCTAAGTTCCACGTTTGCTTTTCAAAGTTATGCCGAATCGTTGTATGAGGCGGCTTTACTTAATGACAAAGTAAAGCAAGTAATTGAGCAGCTTGATGTCTTGCCACAAGTTTCTGGTGTACATCTTAACGCTGACTACAATTTCACAGATACAGCAACTAAGCGCTATCGCTATCAAGCTGTATTTGACATTAATCATTATTAAGGAGGAAATATGGTAGCAAATTCATCAAACGTTACTACGGCTAAACCTAAAATTGGTGGTGCTATTTATACTGCGCCGCTAGGAACAGAATTACCCAAAGACACAGCATCAGAGTTAAACGAAGCCTTTAAGTCATTAGGGTACATTTCCGAAGACGGCTTATCAAACGAAGATAAACGAGAATCAGAAGAGATCCAAGCGTGGGGTGGCGATGTTGTAGAATCTGCACAAAAAAGTAAAGCAGATAAATTTACATATACATTGATTGAAGCATTGAATATTGAAGTACTCAAAGAAATCTATGGCAAAGATAATGTAACTGGAGACCTTAAAGCCGGGATTACTGTTAAATCAAATTCAAAACCACTAGAGGAACATTGTTTGGTTATCGAGATGATTTTGAAAAACAATACAGTTAAACGTATTGTAATACCAAAAGGGAAAGTATCCGAAGTTGGTGAAATTAAGTATGTCGATAACGAAGCGGCTGGTTATGAGACAACGTTACAAGCGTTTCCTGATGCAGAAGGAAACACTCACTATGAATATATAAAAGGAGCTGGTTAATGAAAACATCGTCAGGTTTTGAATATAAGATTGAAGAATCGCGTTTAAAAAATTATGAATTAGTAGAGGCGCTAGCGGATTTAGAAAGCAATCCGCTGTCTTTACCGAAAGTTCTACGTTTGTTGCTAGGTGACCAAGTAGAAAGTTTAAAAAATCATTTACGCGCTAGCGACGGGACTGTTTCGACGGAGGCGTTGATGGAAGAAGTGAAAGAAATTTTTGAAAGTGGTCAATTAAAAAAATAATAGCCCTTGCCACAATGCTAAAAATGGACGAAGATGCTCTTGTCTGTGATTTAGCTGAAACTTATCACATATATGATTACAAACAGCTACCACCTCTAAAAGTAGCTGTTTTTTCTTTAGGCTTGAGAGAAGAATCAAGAATCAATCGAGTTATTTCAGGTAATAGAGTCTCATTTGAAAGACGAATACTAGCTGGGATGTTTGACAGACTTGGAATGCTCATTTGGATGAAAACGACAGATGGCCAAAAAGGTAAAAATAGACCAGAAATGGTTTCAACAATGTTTGATAATCAACAGAAAGATAGTGAAGTTGTTTCATTCGGCAGTGGCAAGGATTTCGAAGAAACTAGAAATAACATTCTTGGGTTTGGAGGTGATAGCTGATGGCTACTAACTTAGGACAAGCTTACGTGCAGATTATGCCGTCGGCTAAAGGAATCTCTGGATCTATAAGTAAGACGTTAGACCCAGAAGCGTCAAGCGCAGGGAGCTCTGCAGGTAGCCTATTAGGAGGTAAATTGATTGGGATATTGGGGAGTGTCATTGCTGCTGCTAAAATAGGCGAAATGGTCACAAAAGCAATATCGTCATCAATTTCAGAAGGAGCGGCGCTTCAGCAGTCGCTTGGAGGAGTAGAAACCCTTTTCAAAAGCAACGCAAATTTAGTAAAAAAATATGCAGACGAAGCCTATAAAACAACTGGCTTATCAGCGAATGCGTATATGGAAAGTGTCACTGGCTTTAGTGCTAGTTTGCTTCAGTCGCTCGGAGGGGATACGGCCAAAGCGGCAAAAGTCGCAAATATGGCTATGATAGACATGGCTGATAACTCTAACAAGATGGGTACATCTATGGAAAGTATTCAGTATGCTTATCAAGGTTTTGCGAAGCAAAATTACACGATGCTGGACAATCTAAAACTCGGGTATGGCGGTACGCAAGAAGAGATGAAACGTTTGCTTTCAGATGCCCAAAAGCTAACTGGGAAAAAATATGATATTTCAAATCTCTCAGATGTATATGAAGCTATTCACGCTATTCAAGGGAAAATAGGGATAACCGGGACAACCGCTAAAGAGGCAGCAACAACGTTCACAGGTTCGTTTGAAGCTATGAAAGCAGCTTCGAAAAACTTGCTGGGGAAAATGGCTTTAGGTGAGGATATCAAACCATCGCTAAAAGCGCTGTTTGATACAACAAGCAACTTTGTATTGAATAACTTTATACCAATGCTAACAAATGTTTTTAAAGGATTTGGTTCGGTTATTTCGTTAACTTTCTCAGAGCTAATACCTAAAATTGTTGGTTTTGTGCAAACAAGCGGTCCGTCGCTAATGCAAGCTGGCATTAGCTTTATTATTAGCTTTGTTAACGGCTTTCTAACAGCCTATCCTGCATTTTTAACAGTGGCAGGAAAAATATTTACAGATTTCGTATCTTTTGTAATACAAAGTATACCTGGACTCTTGCAAGCTGGGGCTACTCTCGTCCTGAATCTAATAGATGGAATATTAGCTAACTTACCACAAGTAGCAACTTCGGCAGTATCTGTGATATCAAATTTTATATCGATGTTGCAAGCAAATTACCCAGCAATTTTAAAAAAAGGTTTTGAAATTTTAAGTTACTTAGTGCAAGGGATTATAGCAAGATTACCTGATATCGTTATTACTGTTGGAAAACTCATAGCGATTTTAGCAGGAGCGATAGCAAGTAATCTACCTAAAGTGCTAGCTCTTGGAGTTCAGTTACTCATAACTTTTGTTAAAGGGATTCTGAGTGTCATAGGTAAAATAAACGAAACAGCTAACAATATTGGTGAAAAGCTTATCAATGCAATCAAATCGATTGATTTATTGAGTGCAGGTAGAGCTATCATGCGAGGTTTTTTGCGAGGTTTAGAGGATGTCTGGGGAGATATTCAAAATTTTGTCGGAGATATTGCAGGGTGGATTAAAGATCACAAAGGACCAATAAGTTACGATAGACGTTTACTTATTCCAGCCGGCAACGCAATCATGCAAGGTCTGCATCAAGGACTTGTTGATAAATTTAAACCAGTTAAAAACTTAGTTAACGGAATGGCCGAAGAGATTCAGTCTTCATTCGGAAATCCTCAACTAGCTTTTGATATGGATACTAACGTAAACAATGGCTTTGAGCGAATAGGTACTTTAAACAAAAATTTATCTAGTCAAGTGACTAGTACAGATAATTACACTAACGGCAATGCTGCTTTGTTATCTGCCATCAAAAATTTAGCCGATAGACCTATTGTTGTGTCTGCGCAATTTGATAAAAATGAATTTGCCAGAGTCGTTGCTAAGCCGATAGCAGCGAGACAAAAATTTGACGAACAGACAGAAGAAAGACTGAGAGGTATAAACAGATGGTAGATTACAAAACTGTAAGATGTCATTTTGGCGATGTCGAATTGACTAAGTGGATTACTATTACAGACGGCTTTACTGTCTTTAGTGGCGCAGACTACGACCCGGAGCTAAAAGAAATTGGTGGCAAAGATGGTAGCATTTTTATTGGAACGAAAACTAAGCATAAAGTAATAAAAGTCCCATTCTGGGTAAAATACAATACAATAGAAGATTACGATGCCCTACAATTGGCTTTATCTTCTAAAAAGCCTAAGATGTTGATGTTTAGCCACATACCTGGACGCTATTATTTAGCTGTCCAGGTTGGTGATTTGAACTTTAAAGAAATCAAGATGAACGGCTTTGGTGAGATAACGTTTATAGTTGCAGATGCATATGCTCATTCAACGTCCTACAGACGCATTAAAGACTATACTCAAGACGGAAATAAAATGACCTTCAAGATTAAAAATAACGGGACAGCCCCTGCGTTTCCGATATTTAGAATTAAGCACTTGGGCGAAAATGGCTATATTGGAATTGCAAATGAGACTGGAGCATTTGCAGTTGGTTCTCCTGAAGAAGAAGACGGGACTATCGTTCATCGTAACGAAGTCCTTTTTGATTACTCAAAAGCGATAGCACAAGCTCTGGACGGTGCGCCAAACGTCGCAAAACTTAATCACATGCCACCAACATATGACACAGAACTTAAACGGATGCGCATTGATAATATCTTAGGCTCTGGTAAAGGCGGTGAATATGTTGTTATTGGAAATAGAGGTACTACCCCGGGCTACACCGAGCACGTTGGGACTCGAACGTTTATTATCAATCCTGATTCAAACGGAGAATACACTCTCAATGAGCACCTGTGGTGGCAACAGATTTTTATTGCTACTGCTCAGGATCAAAAAGGTTTTTTAAAGCTTTGTGTAACGGGAATCGACGATGAAGGAAATGACGAGTTTTTGTATGGAATCGAAACTTACAAACGAAAAAATGGTTTTGAAACAGAATACAATTTCTTTGCTCTTGATGATGACGGTGTAGGCTGGAGATTTTACAAGCAGTTTAAATTCCAAGCAGATAGAAATTATCACAATCCTTTTTCGATGAATAGAAGCAGAGCGGTTGAGATTTTCAGGGAAGAAGACAAGTTTCGTATTTACTTCAACGGTGCGCATCATCATGTAACTGTTCCATCTCTTAAAGGAAAAAAATCTCGCAAGATACATCTTGCAATGGGGACATGTAGTGATAGCTCTAAATATATCAACTACAACCTGTTTGAAAAAGTCAATTTTGAAAAAATGGGAGTGTCTCATTACAACAATATCGTCAATAAGTACCAGCCGGGGGATGAGGTTATCATTAACTTTGAAAATGACACTGTAAGTACAAAAGATATAGATTCAATACAAGATGTGGTGTTAGGTTCTAAGATGATTTCGATTCCGCCAGGAGAATCAGAGTTAGTCGTACACTTGTCTAGCTGGGTCGCAGCGCTACCTGATATATCAATTGATTTTGAAGAGAGGTACAAATAAATGTTAACAATTCATGGACCGGATTTAAAACCTGTCCTTTTTTTGGATAATGATAAACAAGGAGCTTTGAATTACTTTAACCACAAGTGGTATAGAAAGCAAAAGACTGGCTCGTCTGTACTAGAATTCTCCGTTTATAAAAAAGATTTGCTTGGCGATAGCCCACTTAGTCATAAATATCACGTACTAAACGATCAAGCATTTGTCTCTTTTGTGCACAAAGGTAAAGTACAATTGTTAAACATCATGAAAATTGATGAAGATGAAAAACAAATTGATTGTTATTGTGAAAATCTTAATTTAGAGTTGCTAAATGAGTATTGCAACGCATATAAAGCAACTAAAGCGATGTCGTTTGAAGAGTACCTTGTGCAATTTGATATTTTAAACTGGGGTGCTTTGACAGTTGGCACAAACGAAGTTAAGGACAAAAAACTTACATTGGAATGGACTAGTCAAGAAACTAAGTTAGCTCGTCTTTTGTCAATTGCTAATAATTTCGATGCAGAAATTGAGTTTGAGACAAAGCTTAATTTCAATCACACGTTTAAGCAACTCATCATTAATATTTACAAAGAATACGAGGAGGGCAAATCTTATGGTGTAGGTCGTGATAAGACCGATGTGATATTACGCTATCAAAAAAATATTTCTGGGATAAGGAAAACAGTTGACAAGCGCCAGATTTATAATGCCATACGCCCGTACGGCAAAAAAAATGTTAAAGGCGAGCGTGTTATTTCTAATCCTGTAACTCGCAAAGTCACTAAAACGGTTGGTTCAAATCGCACGTACTTAGGCGGAGACCTTAAATATTATGGTCATACAATCAAAAAAGCTAACGTACAAGCTATTATTAACTACGCAGTGCAATACAACATTTTGCCAAGTGGAATCATCACGCAACTTTATTTAGAGAGCTTTTGGGGTGACTCAACTGTCGGTAGGCGTGATAACAACTGGTCAGGAATGACAGGTGGAGCACAGACACGTCCTAGCGGAGTAAAAGTCACTACTGGTATGGCTCGTCCTGCAAACGAGGGCGGAACGTACATGCACTATGCTAGTGTAGACGACTTTTTAAAAGACTACACTTATCTTTTAGCAAAACAAGGGATTTATAATGTCGTCGGCAAAAAGAATATAGCAGACTATACAAAAGGGCTTTTTAGAGCTGGTGGAGCTAAATATGACTATGCAGCAGCAGGATATCAAAGCTACACAAATTTGATGACTAATATCCGAAATGGTATCAATAAAGTAACTGGAAATATCCTCAATACGATTGATAAGCTGTGGCAAACACCAGTACAGCCTATAACAGCCGTAAACGTAGCTAGAAGAGCTACTAAGACAATGCAAGCACTAAATGAAGCTACTAGACTTAAAGGTCGCAGAATCGGCTCAGGACAGTGTTATGCTTTGTCTGGTTGGTACGCTAAGAAGTTAGACGGAGCTTGGATTGATAGTTCCATCGGTGGTATCCGTGGTCGCATTGGCGGTGGGATGGCTGCTGCTTTAATCGGTACTGACTATAACTGGGGGGCGTATGGTTGGAAGCTAGACAGGTCGCCTAATGCTGGCAACTTGCAAGCTGGCGGTATCTATAATGTTAAAGCAAATTTTGGTGCTCCGTTTTATACAACACAATGGGGGCACACAGGGATTATCAAGAGTGTGTCCAAGACCAGAGTTACTGTTTTGGAGCAAAACTTTGTTGGCCGCATGTATGTTGTCGAAAACTCATATGACATTAACTCTTTCGCATCTGGATTGCAGACAGTATGTTATCCACGTGAAATAGCGCAAGGAATGTCTGTTAACGGGGCAACAACACAGCAAGTTACTGGTGGAACACAGATATCGTACGAAGAAGTTGTACAAGAGGCGCGAACAGAAACCTATGAAGAAGAACAAATCATCTATATTGACAACTCTATCTACAAAGAGTGGAAAGATGAAAACGGTAAAGTAGAGTACTATCTCAAAAATGGATTTTTGTACGCACCACTTTCAAGAGACCGCTATCCATCTGTTTTAACCGGTAATGAGACACGAGACAACTGGATACGAAAAGACATGGAAGTCGAGACTGATAGTCAAGAAGTCTTGATGTCAACAGGTCTAAAAGACTTAAAAGCACACGCATATCCAGCAATTACATACGAAGTTGATGGCTATGTTGACTTAGAACTTGGTGATGTTGTGCGGATACAGGACGACGGATACGAGCCACCGCTGATTTTGACAGCACGAGTAGTTGAGCAAGAAATATCCATAACAAATCCCAGCTCTAACAAAACTAAATTCAGCAATTTTGTCGAAAAAGAAAGTCAGTTAGCTTCTGATTTAATCAGTGATATGTTGCGTCTATACGATGAGTCAATTCCATACGAAATCAAACTAGCTACTTCGAATGGTGTCGCTTTTAAAAATGGCACTGGTGAATCTGTCCTAACTCCTAGCTTGCAAAAGAACGGGAAAGACTATGAAGCAGTTTATTTTTATAAAAATGGTGACTCGCTAATTGATATCGGACCATCGCTAATTGTTAAAGCAAGCGACTTTAACCACGTTTTAAATATAACAGTTGAGGCATATTTAAATGAGGAACTTGTAGCAAGTACGCAAATATCCTTTACAGACACAGAAGACGGTGCAGACGGAAAAGACGGGTTGCCAGGACCGCAAGGTCCACCGGGGATAGATGGTTTACAAGGTCCGAGAGGAGAACAGGGTATTCCTGGTCCGGCTGGTGCTGACGGAAAGGCAACGTACACACACATTGCTTACGCCCTTGACGAAACCGGAACTACTGGTTTTAGCGTATCTGATAATACTGGCAAAACATACATAGGTATGTATGTTGATGATAATATCATAGACTCAAACGACCCTAAAAAGTACAAGTGGAATTTGATAAAAGGCGCAGATGGTGCTAGAGGTATCCAAGGTCCAGCTGGTGCTGACGGTAAGACACCTTACTGGCATGTAGCGTATGCAAACAGCTCAGATGGGACAGTTGACTTTAGCGTGTCTGATAGTGCAAACAAGCGCTACATTGGGCAATATACTGACTACGATGCAATAGATTCAAGTGACCCTAAAAAATACCGCTGGACTGACATGGTTGGGACGGTTGTCGTCGGGACAAACAATCTGATTGATGGTACAAAATCATTTTTTGGGACTGATTGGTTTACTTCTGCAACGCTAGAAGACGAGAACCTCTCTAATTGTCCTTTCACGCTTAAAAAATGGATTAGTGGGCAAAAAGTGTCGCATGCAAAAGATATCATGGTCGAGCAAGGTGTAACGTACACTTTTAGTGCTTATGTTAAACGTGAGGTAGCTGGGAATTTATATTTTTATCTTTATGATATAGCAGATGGTTTTATTACTAGCGATACCCCACGAGAGACAATTATAAAAAACGTTGACTCTAGTCTCAGACGTTTTGAAATCACTTTTACACCAACTAAGACAGGTAGGATTAGACCAAGGTTCGCGATGGTGTCATCGGAGCAAGGTAGTTTCAGCTCTGGTGGGTTTATGCTCGTTAGGGGAAATAAAACAGGCGATTGGCAGGAATCGGAAGCTGATAAAGCAAGTAATCTTGATTCAAAAGCCGATGGTGCTTTTACTGTTGAGCAGTTAAACGCTATTGCGGAAGAACAGCGTTTGATGAAAGCTAATCTTGAAGCTGCTGCAAGTTTGCAAGAAGTACAAGATAAAGCAAAAGAGTTACTTGATCAAATTAAAAAAATAGAAGATGGTCAAAAAGTATCAGAGCAAACTATGATTTCAAACGCTAATAGAGTTGTTCAGATACTGGCTAAGCTCGAAAATGTACAACTTGTTACAGAAGCCATTACGCAGTATATGTCATACTCAAATGATGGTTTAGTTATCAAAATGAAAGATGGTACATCGTCGGTGAGAGTAACAACTGATCGCATAGCTTTTTATTCAGGTGGCACTGAGACTGCGTTTATTAGTCAAGGTTATCTACAAATCGAGTCTGGTGTTTTCACTTTGCGGCTTCGTATTGGAAGCTTTTTGTTTGAAGAAAGTTCGAAGGGGCGTTTACAAATCAAGAAAATTAGAGGGATTGGAGGATAGATGACAACTTTTTATAGTAACTCTGACAGGAGTTATCGCTTAACTTATATTGTTGACGAGGTTTCAACGTCGGTTGCAGACAATAGTAGTCAAGTAAGATTTAGGCTCTATTTGACTTCTGGTACTAACAGTTATGCTCAGTATAACTTCGGTGGATATGCTTGGGTGGGTGCTAAATATGACTTTAACGCACCTTCCTCTATCGGTTTTAACGGCAATCAATTATTGATTGACAAAACAATCAGAGTTCCGCATGATGCAGATGGAAACAAAACGGTCGTTGTTGCCGCTAAGTTATTAGGTCCAGGCGGATACGCACCCGGAACGTTGACGATACCAGATCAAAAATTCACGCTTACGAAAATACCTCGCACCAGCGCAGTATCGGTTAGCAGTGGCTATTTTGGAGATACGCTAAATGTTAATATCAATCAAAGTTCAAGTGATTTTACACACGATGTCAGATACAATGTGAATGGTATAACAGGGGTTGTTGCTAGTGACATAAAAGGTTCAACAACTTTTAAAACAAGTTTAGATTGGGCTAATACGATTCCGAACGCTACTAGCACACCAGCGACAATTTACGTTGACACTAAGTCAAATGGATCGGTCATTGGGACGTCGACCGCTATTTTTTATCTGACTTTACCGGACAGTGTAAAACCTAAAATTTCTAGTCTTGTTTTATCGGATACAAATCAAAAAGCATCTGCATTAGTAGGTTCTAATAATTTTGTGCAAATTGTGTCTAATCCAACTGTTGTATTTAATGGTGCGAATGGGATTTACGGCTCTACAATCCAAAATTTCTACGCTGAAATTGTTGGTAAAAACCAATCTACTCAGTCAGACGGTGGCTTGCTAGGCATTTTAAAGTTTGAAGGTAAAGCTACCGTTAAAGCAACAGTTACAGATAGCAGAGGGCGTGTATCTGACCCTGTAACAACCGAAATAAATGTTTTACCGTATAGCGGCATAGCACTAGATTTTAGCGCCCAGCGCGGCGGTGCTGATGGCACACAAATCGTTGTAACTGTTAATGCATCAGTTAGTCCATTAACTGTTAATAAGCTGCAAAAAAATAAAATGACGCTAAGTTTCAAGACGGCGCCAACTGGCACTAAAACGTTCAAAATTGATACTTCTGAAGCAAGTAAGACCTATACAGATAAATACCAACTCATCAATCAGAATTTTGTACTTAGTGGTGAATTCCCGTCTGATCAATCATTTGATATTTATGGGACTATCTCAGACAGTTTTGGGACTAATGATACTAAACGAGTACCTCTTCTTGCAAAATTTGTAGCAGTAGAAATAGAAGATAGTGGTAATCCCGAGACAACAGGAGTAGCAATTGGTAAAGAGTGGGAGCGTGGGTCAATTGATGCAGCAGGAGATATATACGCCCGTGGCAAGCCAATCCAACAAAAACAACTTGCTCTTAACAATGGTGGTTCTTTTAGACATGACGACACTGACCTAAATAGCTTGCAAGACACAGGTTTTTATTGTGTATTTAGAGGTGCTAATAGACCAAGTGGTGCTGGACCGGGCTATTTAACAGTTGTAAGACACGAGACAGCCAATTACGCTTATCAACAATTTTATGACCGCACGAACAAAACCATTTTTACAAGAGTTTTGGAAAATGGGTCATGGAGCGGTTGGAGTGAGTACGCTAAAAAGGATAGTCTACCACAAGCTACACCGGCAATAGAAGATACTGGTTGGCAATCTATCGGAAACGGTTTTAATTACAGAAAAATCGGGAGTATGGTCACTATTAAATATGACTTTGCAACAAATGGAATAAATAGTTTTACTGTGGGCTCCATGCCAACGAATTTAATTCCAAACGAAATGATGTTTGCGGTTACTGCGTGGACTGTGCAATTAAATGTATTAAATGTACAAGTTAGTGCAGATGGTCGTATTTTATGGTTCAACCCATCAAAATGGGCGGTTAATGTTAAAGGACAAATTAATTGGATAATTTAAAAGGAGGAATTATGCTTGAATTTTTGAATAGATACCCAGTTTTACTGGAAGATAAAAGTGTAAAAGAGACTAAAGCGATTTTAGCATTTACGTCTAGCACGATTAAAGCAAATTTTGAAGTGACGCTACCAGCAGAAGAAAATGATAAAAAATTTGTTGAAACTTTAAAAACGTGTGAAAAGCTTATCTTTGAGCAACTTTACAAAGACAAAGCAGAAGCAGAACAATTTGAAAAAATTAATGACGCAATTGCTAAGTCAAAGGCGCAATCAGATAAAGCGGAAAATATGATTAAACTGATGTCAGCAACTGTTAACGATTTGATTAAGACAATGGCTGACGGAGGGAAATTGAATGATACAACGCTTAACAACGCTAGCGAAAATAGCAGTACACATATTTAAAAACAAAAAAGGAGAAAAAACAATGATGATTAATTACTTTGCAATGCAGATTGAACTAGGGTGGATTACTATTGATGACGTTCCAGCATTTTGTCGAGAGCGAGTACGTAAACTAATTGAAGTTTCTACGGTTGGTACAGAAGGAAAATGAGGCAATGAATGAACATTGACATACTACAAATTGGCGCAGCAAGCGGGGCGATTTTATCGGTAGTTGGATTGTGGGCGTTTGTTGTTAATCCGTTTAAAACAGCGATGCAAAAAAACGAAGATACAATGAGCGCCCTTAAAGACACAATAAAAGAACTGGCTTACGAACTAAAAGACTCACAGCGTGACAGGGAAAAGATACATAAAATCTTGGATATCCACGAGCAACGACTCGGAAAAACAGAAGACGACATCATTGTCAACAAGGAACAAATAAAAACATTATTTAATAGGAGAAATAAATATGATTAATTTAAAATTACGACTACAAAACAAAGTAACTTTGATGGCTATTTTAGGAGCTATATTTTTGCTAGCGCAGCAATTAGGTATTAAATTACCGTCAAATATTGCGGATATTGCAAACACAGCAGTAACGCTTTTGGTATTACTTGGAGTTGTTACAGACCCAACAACCGAAGGTCTTTCAGACAGTGAGCAAGCATTGACTTACCACGAGCCAAAAAAATAGGAGGGGACATGCGTGCAATCACTAAAATAGCAATGGTACTAGCAATAGCAATACTGTACATACCGCTTGCAGTGGTTGCTTTTTTTAGTTATCCGATTTATTTACTTTTTGGAAAGGAGGAGTAAATGGCAACTTATCAAGAATATAAAAGCAGGTCAAATGGTAACGCTTATGATATTGATGGGTCTTTCGGTGCACAATGTTGGGATGGCTACGCAGATTACTGTAAGTATCTAGGACTGCCATACGCAAACTGTACAAATACAGGATACGCAAGGGATATATGGGAGCAACGTCACGAAAATGGTATCTTAAACTATTTTGATGAAGTGGAAGTTATGCAAGCTGGTGATGTTGCTATTTTTATGGTTGTTGACGGTGTAACGCCTTACAGTCATGTAGCAATTTTTGACAGCGATGCAGGAGGCGGATATGGCTGGTTTTTGGGGCAAAATCAAGGGGGTGCTAACGGTGCATACAATCTTGTAAAAATCCCATATTCAGCAACTTATCCAACAGCCTTTAGACCAAAAAGCTTTAAAAACGCTGTTACTGTAACTGATAATACCGGTTTAAATAAAGGTGATTACTTTATCGATGTATCGGCTTATCAACAAGCAGATTTAACAACGACTTGTCAGCAGGCGGGCACTACAAAAACGATTATCAAGGTATCCGAGTCAATTGCTTGGCTGTCTGACAGACATCAACAACAAGCAAACACAAGCGACCCAATTGGCTATTACCACTTTGGACGTTTTGGCGGTGATAGTGCTTTAGCGCAACGGGAAGCAGACTTATTTTTGTCTAACTTACCAAGCAAAAAAGTATCATACTTAGTCATTGACTATGAAGATTCCGCAAGCGCAGACAAGCAAGCTAACACAAATGCAGTTATTGCATTTATGGATAAAATCGCTAGCGCTGGATATAAGCCTATTTATTACAGCTATAAACCATTTACGCTTAATAATATTGATTATCAGAAAATTATCGCTAAGTACCCTAATAGCATTTGGATAGCTGGTTATCCAGACTACGAAGTACGAACAGAGCCGCTGTGGGAGTTCTTCCCTTCAATGGATGGTGTTCGCTGGTGGCAGTTTACAAGTGTAGGAGTAGCAGGTGGTTTAGATAAAAATATTGTGTTGTTAGCAGATGATAGTAGCAAAATGGATATACCTAAGGTTGATAAGCCACAAGAACTTACTTTTTATCAAAAACTAGCTACTAACACTAAATTAGACAACTCAAATGTACCTTATTACGAAGCAACTCTTAGCACAGACTATTATGTAGAGTCTAAGCCAAACGCAAGTAGCGCTGATAAAGAATTTATCAAGGCAGGAACTCGTGTAAGAGTTTATGAAAAAGTGAATGGATGGTCACGCATTAACCATCCAGAGTCGGCGCAATGGGTAGAAGATAGCTACTTAGTTAACGCAACAGATATGTAAAAATAAACGAAAGGAAAAGCTCCTTTAGATAAGACAAATGCCCTCGCTTTGCGGGGGCTTTTTATTATTTTGAACAGATTTTTCAGGAGGTATTTAGGTGCCTTTTACTGGGTGAAAAATATATTTTATTAAAAAGTTTAATTATATAAAGGGAAAATCATTGACAATAAGCTATATAAAAATATATAATGTATATATAAATATCAATGGCCTCCCTCGCATACGCGCAGACATGTTCTGATGGGGGGTTTTTTTTTGTGTCTAGAGTTTGCTTTCAATTAATTGTTTTAATTCTAATAAGTCTTCTTTTGTAGCATTTTTGTTAATAAAACTACGAGCAGTAGATCGTTTTGATAGATAGGTTCTATGTTCTCTATTGTTTTCTGCCCACTTTTTATTTGCTTTTTCTTGAGGTGTTAATTCTTTATCCATTTCAATCATCCTTGTTAATAAAGTAAAATACAACTAAACAAATTGCGAAAATAATCAAATATTTCATATTTGTCTTAGATATGATATACTATCAGTAGTGGCAAGGGGCTTGAGCCCCAAACTACTACTAGAACCTTATTTGAATCTCCGTGGCCGGTTTTTCTTTTTAGGTTCTTTTTTTATTGCTGTGATTATGCTTGCTATACCAACCAACAGAGTTCCGATTGAAGTAAGCAAATCAGCAATTTCTGATATTCTCATATCTTCCTCCTTTCTATATATAATTATAGTACATGTACTATATAAACTCAATACTTTTTTTAAAAATATTTATCTTTTTTTGTCTATCACAACAGAAAAATTTAAAATTGTCTATTTTTAGGATTTTTTTACGAATAGATAGAGAGGAGGATAAAATATGTTATACATAGATGAGTTTAAAGAAGCGATTGAAAAAGGATATATCAGCAGTGATACAGTGATGGTTGTGCGTAAAAACGGAAAGATATTTGATTATGTGTTACCACACGAAAAAGTGAGAGAAGAAGAGGTTGTGACAGTTGAGAGAGTGGAAGATGTTATGAGAGAATTGGAGTAA